CTCTCATGGAGCAGCGCGAGGCGGCATACAAGTCCGCTCAGGCGCTGATCGAAGACGTGAAGGCGGGCGACGAGTCCGCAGTCGAGAAGGCCGAGGCCCTGATGGCTGAGGTGAAGTCGTTCGACGAGAAGATCGAGCGTCAGAAGAAGGGCGCTGCGCTGATTCAGGCGATCGGCGGCCTGCGGGATCACGAGGAGACTCCCGCTCCGTCGGACGCAAAGTCTCTGGGCGAGTTCGCCGCGAAGCGGATCGGTGATCGACTCAAGGCGTCGAAGGGGTCGAAGTTCACCCTGAGCACGCCTGAGTTCAAGGCGGCCGCGGATGTTCACGTGACGCCCGGAAGTGTCGCTCCGGCGCTGACCACGGTCGACACGAACATCGTGACTGGTGTCCGTCGTCGGCTCACCGTGGCTGACCTGCTCGGCTCGGAGTCGATCAGTGGCACCGCGATCACCTACTTCGTGGAGGGCGCCCTCGAGGGTGACTTCGCAATCGTGGGTGAGAACGGCCAGAAGCCGCAGCTGCACTACGCCGATCCGGTGGCGGTCACCGAGGCGCTCAAGAAGATCGCTGGCTTCATCAAGGAGTCGGACGAGATCATCGAGGACCTGCCGTGGTTCATGTCGGCGATCAACGGTCGCCTGCTGTACAACCTCGGCCTGTTCGAGGAGAACCAGCTGCTGTCCGGCTCGGGTACGGGTGCCAACCTGGCGGGCATCCTGAACCGCTCGGGCGTGCAGACCGAGACCGCGGCCGACAAGACGGACAACGCCGATGCCCTGTTCCGCGCGATCACCAAGACCGCGCTGAACTCGGGCCTCGACGCCGACGGCATCGTCATCAACCCGACCGACTACCAGACCCTGCGCCTGTCGAAGGACGGCAACGGTCAGTACTTCGGCGGTGGGTTCTTCGCTGGGCAGTACGGCAACGGTGGCATTCAGGAGCAGCCCCCGCTGTGGGGTCTGCGCACGGTGGTCACCCCGGCCATCGCTGCGGGGACCGCGCTGGTGGGCGCGTTCGCTCAGGCGGGTTCCGTGATCCGCAAGGGCGGGGTGCGCGTGGAGTCGACGAACTCGGACGAGGACGACTTCACCAACAACCGGGTGACGATCCGGGCCGAGGAGCGTCTCGCGCTCGCGGTGCGTCGTCCGTCCGGGTTCGTGAAGGTCACGCTCAGCGCTGCTGATCCCGTGTGACCGTGGGACGAG